AGAAGTTAGAAGTCAAAGACTTACTATGTTCTTACAAACTGCACAAAGTCCAGCTATTGCTCCTTTTGTTAAGATTTCTAAATTGGTTAGTGAACTTGCCTATAGCTTGGATTTAGACCCAGATGAAATTCTGAACGACCCTGAAGAAGCAGCTATGATGGCACAAATAATAGGAATGCAAAATGTTGGACAAAACGTTGGCTCGGAAGCTGAACTTACTGGTGAAGGACAAGGCCCTATGGGAGGCCTTGCTGGAACACCTGCACAACCTCAAGACCTTGGACCTACAGGGACTGGTGGTGGCAACATCGGAATCGGAAATGTGCCGGTTGCAGGGGAAAGTGAATTCTCTGGTACGGCTAGAGCAATTACCCCTTCAAGTTGAAGAGGCTTTAAATAGAAAAGAAGAGGAAAATTAAATGTTAGATTTATTAGATACAATACTAAAAATAGTAGGAGTAGTACCTTGGATAGTTTCAATCTGTTCAATGATAGCTGCTTTAACACCTACACCACATGACGATAAACTGGTAAGCAAAGCTTATAAAATTATAGATTGGTTTGCCCTTAATATAGGAAAAGCAAAGGATAAATAATGGCTAAATTTCCAGACTTAAACAAAGACGGTAAAATTACTCAAGCCGATATATTGAAAGGTCGTGGTGTTTTCCAAGAAGGTGGTGATGTAGATAGTCAAATGGCTATTTTAATGAAACCACAACAAGAACAAACAATGGTCTCTGACGAGGAAATGGAAGAAGACTATTTAGATTTTATATTAGACGAAGCTTTATCTGAAGAAGAAGAAGATATGCTTCAAGAAAAACTAGAACAAGATGAGCAATTAGCTTTGTTATTTGACAAAGTGGTAGATGTTGCTCAAGAATTTGCTGGAGCTGGTCCTGTTGAAGGTCCGGGTTCAGGAGTCTCTGACAGTATACCCGCAAGGTTATCTGACGGAGAATTTGTCTTCACTGCCAAAGCTGTGGAAGAAATCGGAGCTGACAATTTAATGTCAATGATGAAAGAAGCCGAAGCTAAGGCAGATGAAAGACAACAGTTAGTTTATGGAGGAGAAGTACTGGAAGAAGGTGAAACTTTTGTAGTTGAACCTATTGAACCAGACCCTGTTAAACAAGAGATTCGTGTGCAACGAGAAACTTTAGGACCTCAAGCTTCACAGCAAGAGGAAGAAGAGTTAGTCGAAGAAATACGAACTCGTAAAATGATGACAGGTAAACCTTCACCCGTAAGCTAAATAGGAGATAAGGCTACCTTATTATAAGCACCTTATCATTATATTAACCGAAAGGCTACCTTTACAAGTAAAGCACTGCACAGTCGACACACGCAGCTACCTTTAAATGAAGCCCTGAGTAGGAGAAAGAATATGACTACTAAAGTAAAAGAGGATAATGCCAATCCTTATAACGAAAAAAAATCATGGCATGGTAACGAAGAAGATAAAGCATTTGAAGCTGCTGATGGGATGTTTTTTAATGACCCAGCTAAAGCAAAACCAAATGATGATGTAGAGCAACCTGTAGACCAAGAAGCTGCTGAGGAAAGTCCTAAAGACCAACCTTATAAGCGACCAAACTACAAAAAGCGATACGATGATTTAAAGAAACATTATGATACTAAACTTAATGAATTTAAGTCTAGAGAACAAGAGCTATTAGAAGAAGCTACTAAAAATAGACAAAGCTATAAAGCTCCTAAATCTCAAGAAGAACTTGAAGAATTTAAGAAAGAATATCCAGATGTTTACGAAGTTGTTGAAACAGTTTCACATCTTCAAGCTTCAGAGAAATCTAAAGTTTTAGAAGAAAGATTAGAAGCTCTTCAACAACGAGAAAAAGAACTTGTTCGTAAAGATGCTGAAAAGCGATTGAATGACAGACATCCTGATTTTGAAGATATCAGAAACAGTGATGACTTTCACGACTGGGCTAAGTCTCAGCCAAAGTCTATCCAAAACTGGGTATACGAAAATGCTGATGATGCTGACCTAGCTTCAAGAGCTATTGATTTATTTAAAAGAGATATTGGTATAGATTCTAAACCAAAGAAGTCAAATTCTAAAAAATCCAATACTTCTGCTGCTGATATGGTTTCAACCAAAACAACAAGTGTTGAGCCTAAGCAAGAGAAAATTTGGACTACAAAGGAGATTTCTTCCATGAGCATGGATGAGTTTGATAAATATGAAAAAGATATTAGTCAAGCCATGTTTGAAGGAAGAGTTCAAAGATAAATTACTTTTATTTTAAGGAGAAAATAAAATGGCTTTTAACGTAAGCGACCAAAATTTTGCACAAAGTTCTGGTTCAAACATGTCTAACAATGCCTTTCTACCTGAAATTTATTCCAAGAAGGTCTTAAACTTTTTTAGGAAAGCCTCTGTTGTCGAAGCAATTACAAACACAGACTACGCAGGTGAGATTTCAGGATATGGAGATACTGTTAAGATAATTAACGAACCAGAAATCACAGTGTATCAATACGAAAGAGGTGCTGATGTAACTAAAACAGCACTAACCGATGCAGAAACAACATTAATTGTTGATACTGCTAATGCTTTCAAATTCATCGTAGATGATATTGAGAGTCAAATGTCACATGTAAACTTTAAAGAAGTAGCTAGTTCATCTGCTGCTTATGCCCTAAGAGATGCATTCGATGCAGGTGTTATGGCTAAATTGTTTGCAGGTTGTTCTGCTAGTTCACCTGACCACATTATTGGTTCAGATAGTGCTACTGCAGATGCAACAATGGCACACGCAACTAATTCTGTTGACCTATTAGGTTCTGACGGAACTGGTGTAGATGCTATTGACTTAATGGCTAGAATGGCAAGATTACTAGACGACCAAAATGTACCTGAAGAAGGTAGATGGTTTGTTGCTCCTCCTTCATTTTATGAAGAGTTAGCACAGTCTGGTTCAAAACTGCTTTCAGTAGACTTTAATGCTGGACAAGGTTCAATCAGAAATGGACTAGTATCAAGTGGTAAGCTAAGAGGCTTCAACATGTATAAATCAAACAATGTTGCTGCAACTTCAAATGCTACTGGTAAAGTTCTTTGTGGACACATGTCTTCAGCTTCAACAGCTCAAACAATCACTTCAACTGAGGTCATTAGAGACCCAAGTTCATTTGGTGATATTGTTAGAGGGTTGCATGTCTATGGAGCAAAAGTTCTAAGACCAAAAGCACTAGTATCAGCTTTCTACGTTGTAGACTAATGATATTCGGGAGGCTCTTCGGAGCCTTCCATTTTTATATAAGGAGAAATTATGAAAGATAAAAAAAGAATGGCTTACATGTATGGTGGCATGTCAGACAAAAAAAGAATGAAATACAATAAAGGTGGTTATGCTTCTATTTATGATATGGAATCAGCTTGTAAAAGTAAAGCTGGTTATAATACCATGAAGATGGAAGGTGAAAAGTAATGCGAGTTAAAGCACCTAAAGGTTATCACTGGATGAAAGCTGGTAAATCTTACAAGCTTATGAAACATTCAGGCAAGTTTGTTCCCCATAAAGGAGCAAGTATGTCAGCAAACTTTGAAGTACAAAAAAAACATAAAAAATAATGGCAACAACATATTTAGATATTACTAATGAAATCTTAAGAGAGCTTAATGAAGTTCCTTTAACTTCATCAAACTTTGGCAATGCAAAAGGCTTACAAGCTTTTGTCAAAGATACAGTCAATAAAGCAATCTTTGATATTGCTAACGAAGAACCTCAGCTACCGTTTTTTGCTGCTGGGTTGAGTGGAGCTTCTGACCCTTTTTATGGTAATGTTACAGTAGCAACCACAGCTGGAACTAGATGGTATATTTTAAAATCCGGTAGTTCTAGTATTACTACAGACTATGCTTCTATAGATTGGGATGATTTTTATCTGACAACTATTGGAGTAGGCGGTGAATCAGCACCGTATGTCTCACAAGGTTTAAAGTTTTTAAATCTAGCAGATTGGAAACGATACTATCGAGATAGTGAAAATGCTGATGATGCAGACACACAAGGCTATGGAGAGCCTCAATATGTTATTAAATCTCCAGACAATAGAAAATTTGGACTAAGTCCTATACCTGATAAAGCTTATAACGTACATTTTTATGCTTTTGTTAAACCAACAGCCTTATCAGCACATGGCGACACAGTAGTCCTCCCAGAACAATATACAAATGTTATTACTTCTAGGGTTAGATATTATGTATGGCAGTTTAAAGAGTCACCTCAACAAGCTGCTTTT